TCGCTTCAAATTTATCCAAATAAGTTAAAACTTTATTAAATCCATCAAGTAATTTTTCAGGTTTAATTGCATCAGTGTAATAAGGAGTTACTAACCAATCATATCTATACATATATGCCATATATCGACATAATCTTTGATAAATACCACTTACTTTATAGAAATAATCAGAAATTTCTCTCATTCTATTAAGATCACCATAATGAATAGCTCTTAAAACTTGTTCCTTATCCGCCAATTGTGGATTTATTCTGCGAAGGTCACCTAATTTAAGAATTGCGTCAGATACTGATTTTACTCCAACTCTAATTTTCGCAAAATCAACAGGCACATATCCAGTAGCCTAACTAGGAATTTGGTAATCTTCAGTCCCAATCATATCAAAGCCCTTTTTCTTTATCTAAGCTATTCGATTTATCAACTTTAGATACCTCTCCTTCTTTAATAACCGGCCGCCTAAAGAATATAATCATAATTCACTCTTGCTTCATCCCAATAGGGAATAATTATTAAATTAATTCCATGCTCTTTGCAATATTCTCTTTTCTTCATATCATTATATTGTTGTTTTCTTAATCCATTATAACCACCAAATTTTTCTTTAGCTTCATAATGCTGAATTCCTTGAAACTCAATCAGAAAATCAATATTATGCTAATCATCAAAAACTGCAAAATCAAATCTAAGTGGCCGACCTGTATTACTTACTAAATCTGGAAAAGAGTATTCTTCTGCGAACTCTAATCCAGACCGTTGTAGAATTTCTTCTATTTTTATCTATCCTCTCGATGCTCGCATATTTTTTCTCCTTCACTATTATTATATAAAAAAATCGTTTATATAATTAACAAAATTTGACCTCACGCAGGTGTAAAAAATAAAAAGTCTGCAATATTTTTTTTCTTTTTCTTTTTATTTAATTCTTCCTCATATCGAATATAATATAATCCATAAATAAAAGCAGAAAATTTATCTTTTTTAATGCCACGATTACTTTGTTTAAGAATAATATTTACGCCTTCATTTTCCTAAACTAAATTTAACATTTGTTCTTTCAAAATTGATGTTAGTATAAAAGGTCTTAAATATTCATTTCTTTCATCTATATTCATATTCTGACCTTGTTTAGTAGACATTAATTTAGTTTTTGCTAACCCCTAATCAATTAAAAATCTAATTTTACCACTAAACATTTGAGTTTGAGCATAACTATATGCCTAAGTATTAATTGGCGCATTTGCTTTAATTAAATATAATATATCTTTCTCTGTTTCTGGAGTAACAAATTTTTTATACTCAGGATATTCATCTGTATTAAAAACTCCAAAAGGAGGTAAATACTATCCATCATCTGTATCTTGAGATTTAATTAAATAATCAATTAATCCAACACCTAATCCATTAGCATCAATTGCAATTCTACGTGGTTTATATTTATAATATAAATGTTTAATATGAATACATTGTGTTTCAAAATGTTCAGCATCATATGTAAAAATATTAACAAGAGTCTTATGAGCTGACCCTTGAATTTGCGGTGTTACTTTAAATACACAAATTTCTGTTGTACATCCTACACGTCCTACGTCAACCCCAAATACATAATAAGCATTTTTAGAAGATCTGCCACTATACTAATATTCAGGCTGTAATAATACTCTATATTTATCAAATTTTTCAGAAGAAAAGAATGCATTTTCAACATCTCCTGACCAAATACTTTTATATTCTCGATTAAAAGATTCATCATTAAAAGTGCCTTGTAATCTTAATTGCTATACAAAATCTTCATCTAATAAACCAGAAATAACAGGAGTTTCATATGTTCCACCCATAATCATATATTCATCGGGATCAAGAATTGAATTAATCAAAATCTAAATCAATTTATGATACGCAAATGAATTTTTCCATCCAGCAGTAGTTATATAAATTTGTGATTTATTAACATTCTATTCTTTATGACGGCTGCCATCTGAAAGTCTTCTATCAACGTTTGTAGTAGGAATAATAACTTCATTCAAAATATCCCCATCAATTAACACACACTATTCCATCAATCCGCCAGTGCGTCTTTGTCCTCTTGAGGATTGTCTTGCCGCAAGAATGTCAATAGTAGAACCATTTTTAAATACATATTTTACATTGTCTTTTGATTTTGTAGATACACCGCGATCCCAGTTTATTTCATTATTTAACCCTGGAATAAGTTTACATATCTACTAAATCTTTGCTATTGTGATCGAGGCTGCTTGCTATTTACCACCTGTGGTTACAAACAAATGTGAGTTGGGATATAAAATACATCTTATCATCAACGCCATCATTGACAAAAAAGACTTCGAATAAGCTATTTATATTTAATATAATTCGTTAAATTATATTCACATAATGCGCTCTATGTTCCCATAGAGATTAGACTATATCATCATCCTTTAACTTGGAATTAAAGGAGCCTACCGCTTCGAGGAAACTTTTCCTCTACTCTCTTTCGAGATAGTCGTTGAACTTTTTATTTATAAGTAAAAGTTTTTCTTTCCGCTTTTCCAAGCGGAGTATCTATATCTTTAGTAAGATAAGTCCAAGTTTCTTTCCGTCTTATTTTAGCTATAAAACTTCTTACAGGAAAACCAGTAATTTTAGAAATTTCTTTATCAGTATATTTATTACTTTTTAATAAATTTATTACTAATTTTGCATCTTTTTCAGTATAATGCGAAAAATTAGTTTTTTCTCCTTGTAAATAAGAAAAATTAGTTAATCCAGTTTCAATAGCATGATGTATATTTTCTTGAGAAGTTACCCACTATAAATTATTTAATGTATTATTTTCTTTATTACCATCTATGTGATTTATTTGTAATTTTTCCATATTTTCTATTGGCTTAAATAACATCATTAATAATCTATGATATTGAATAGATGTGGTGCCGCCACCCTTTTTCATTAAACTAACTCTCATATAACCATTATGATTCTTATTTATTTTAATATAATTTCCTGTATTAATGTTACGAATTTTACCCATGTCATCAATAACGTAACAATCTTTGATATCAGGGTAGAGATCGCTAATTCTCTTCTCCATAAAAATCTCCTTATAAATAACTTAGCTGCTGATAATCCGTTCTGGACTTCCCAGCAATTCAATAGGTTTCCTTTGTAAATATTACTATCTACACCCCGCACTTATTCTACGGGGGAATGTGGCATATACGTATCTATGTCGCATTACGATTCTTAAAAATATTCTTTGATAAAATAAAAAATTAAATGTACTATCCTTCCCTTTTATAAAATCTACAAAAATATCTGGATATTCTCTAAAAAAAGCAATTAAATTTCTTAAACCATCTATATCTGCCAATAGCCGCTATTCAGATAAACCTTGTTTCTTATATTCTCGATCAGATGATAATTGAAGTAATTCTTTTAAATTCATTCGTGTTTAACTCTCCTATTTTTATACTCTTCTTCAATTAACTACTCATCAAGATTATCATCATGTTCTTTCATATGTTTCAAAGAATTTTTATAATCAACAAAATCCTAATCTTCTAATTCTACATTATCTAAACCTTTTGCTTTAGCATCTTTTTTATCTTTTTTCATCTCTTCTGAAATGCGTTTTTCTTGTAAATATTTTTCAATTTCCTGAGCCAAAGATTTATCTTCATAAATTAAATTTTTATTATATGCTTTTAAGTCTAAAATAATTTGATCAACAATATCTTTAGGTTCTTCACATTTATAACGAGGAATTTCTCCACTATGAGCTTCAACAAAATCTACAATAGCAGAAGCAGAATCAATATTATTACCTTCTTTATCTTTATTTTGTGCTTCTGTAAATTTTGCAGATTTCATCATAGAATCATAAACACGAGATAATTTTTGATAAGCATCAATATCACCACAATCAATGGCTTCATTCATTTTTAGAGATGTTTTACAGATCATTTTTAAAGTATCAATACGAGCCGCGCCTTGAATATCAAAAGAATCCATAAACTCATTATACAATTGTTCAAGAGCAACCCATTGACTGGGCTTATAAAGTCTTCCCCATTTTACAGCAAGATACATTTTATCTTCTTGATCTAAATCTGCACCGGGATCAACAATATCTTTTTCTGCCATAAAATCTTGTTCTTGAAACGGATTTTTAGCATGTTTTAATGCTTCAAAATAAGATTGCGGCTAACCATACTTTTGATAAATTTGACCTAAGTGCTATCCAGTAATAACATCTCCCCAATGCGGCAATTCTTTATTTTGAGTCTAAGTGCTTACTAAAGTTTGATACTCTGCTAAAGAAATTTTTCCTTCACTTAATTTTACCTTAAGCTCAGCCTCGTGTCTTGCTTTTTCTTCCGCATCAGCCTGTTCTTTAGCAGCTTTTTCCGCTTCTTTCTATTCTTGAATTTTTTTACTATCCGCATATCCATACTTATTCCATTGTTTAAGTTTCATTTTAGCAAGATATTTTCCAATAACAGAAAGCCCTGTCATTTTATAAGGATCTTTAGCAAAAGCTTTATCTCTTAATATATTCCATTCTTCAGGAATATAAGGAACATCCATTTTTTCAAGAATCCATTCAAAAGTGTTAGGATCAAAATTATCAATATGTGCAGTTAAACAATTTTTACAAATTTCACATTTACTTCCATCTTTATAAGTATAAAAATTTAATTGAGTAAGTCGCTTACCACATCTTTCACATTGACATTTTCCATTAGCATCCTATTGCTGTCCTTTTAATTTTGCCATAAAACTTCTCCTTTCTTATTATTCTCAAAAATGTCTTATATACTTTATTATATTTTGTCCTTCTTTTTATTTCTACAACATTTACAAATACTATACCATCCATCTTTAGAAGTTTTATTACGAGTAAAAAAATAAGGATGAGCCAATTTGATTTCATGACATCGAGAACATCTTTTCCATTTTCCTTTTTCTTCAACAGTATAATGCCAAATAATCCAATCCTATTTAGCTTTATCTGCAATTATTTTTGGAATTTTTTTTCGCCAAACAGTAGACAAATATTCAATAGAATAAGATACATTATAATCCTATTTAATTTTTTTGGCTATATCTTTATTTTGCATCCCATCTATTTTACAAATCATAATTTCATAAAAAAAAGGATATTTATCCTTTAGTGCTCTCGCGGAAAGATTATCAAAATCTTCCATTAAATACCACCAATCTCCATCAAAATGTCCCCACGCTTCTTCTTTTAATTTAGAATAATTACATAATAAACAACATATATGCTAAGGATTAAAAAAAGATATTAAACAATTACTATAGGGTTCTCCATTTTTATCAATTACAATTTTTTCACTTAAATCAATTTGATTCGTATTTTTTGTAACTTTACTAATGGTTATAGGCGGTTTATAAGCACTTTTTAAAATATATTGTGTTTGCCGCATTTCAATCAATTGTTTTGTTAATAAAAATTTTTGTTTTCCTCTCGCATTTTTTTGTTGTTCTTCTATCTTTTTAATTTCATCTTTAAGATCTTTTAAACCAGGAATTGTTTCTAAATCATCTTTTGTAATTTGTATTTTTGGTACTAATAAAATATTCTTATCTCCGCCAGTCATAAAATTATAAATACCATCTTCTCCATTCTATAATTTTATAGCCAGTCCCTCATAAGAAGTCTCTCTTTTATTTATAGTAACCATTCTATTATTAGTTAATATTTTTTTCTCTTTTTTATTTTCTGTTGTTTCTGTTAAATATTTAGTAAGCTATTCTAAATAATAAGGAGTAAGTTTTTCTGGAGAAATACTATTAACAATCTCATGAACTTTCTAATTTCTTTTTTGAATATCTGTAATAGTATAATCTAGCCTAGGATAGGGTCTTTTGCTATCTACCTATTCTACTAAATCTACATTATCTTCTTTTTGTCCCATGAAATACTCCTTTCATATTAATCTACATTTATATTATATCAAAAAAATTTTTTCTTGTCAATTCCGTTTAAGAGATCTTTTTCTTGATTTTTCCAAAAAAATATTGTATAATAATTATAAATAAAAATGGAGAGGATAAAATATGATATTAGCTGTAACAGGACATCGTCCAGAAAGATTAAGAGGACAAGAGGAAGCAATAAAACAATGGGCGGCGACGCAGCTTACTCGCCTTCAGCCATCAGCGATTTATGACGGAATGGCGCAAGGCACAGATCAAATTGTGGCGACTGCCGCAAAGGAATTGAATATACCTATCATTTGTTGTTACCCTTTTCCTAAAAAACATTATCATCCTATTGAACAATGGATTATGGAAAATAATCAAGTAATTTTTGTATCGCCGCAATATTCAAAACAAGCATATGTTATTAGAGACAATTTTATGGTAGATCATGCAGATAAATTATTATGTGTGTGGGACGGAAGAGGTGGCGGAGGAACTTTTCTTACAAGAAATTATGCTTTAAAGCAGGGAAAAGAAATCATAGATTATGGAGGATTAAGGGTATGATTGATTTAAATTTAAAAGAACTTTCTACAAAAGATCTCAAAAATTTAGAAAGAAAAATTAAATATGAAACAACAGAGAGAGAAGAAAAGAAAATCAAAGAAATAGTAAAAAAACATGATTCTTTAATAGGTAAATGTTTTAAAGCAAAAATCCATACTCCTTACACTCTATTTCCAGAAATGTGGAAATATTATAAAATTATAAATTCAAGAGCAAGCAATGAATATCGAATTTCCGCACTTATCTTTGAAGAATATCCTACTTATTGGTTTTATTATGATCGCGGCGGCAATCATTTTTTTGGACATTATGATTTTAAAGGTATTCGTACTGATGATTTTCCTTTCTATTGTTATGATTGGAATGACACTTCAGAACATCGAGATGCTATTGTTGGAGACAACCTTATAGAAATTCCTTTAGAAGAATATAATGAAGCCATGAATACATACATCAATCGTTTACAAAAACTTGATTGGCCTGCGGATCATTATAGAGGCAAGAGCAGAATACCTGGAGATCCTGGATGGAAAGAGGAATCTAAATGAATAAAGCAACTGCAAATTATAATATGACATTTAATAACGGCACTTTTAAAAAAGATAAAGATTATGATTATGAATATAAAAATAAAAATGTTTATGTAACAACAGAAGAAGGCAAAAAACAGGAATTGTTAGAAACAGAATTTAATATACTCTTTACTTTTTTGAAAAATTAAAAAAATTATTATATAATATAAATGTAAATAAAGAAAAAACATTATTTTTAGAAAGGGGGAACGCAGGTTAGTGACGGTCATACACCTGCGAAAACCGCATGTTTGGATATGATAAAGTAACAACTGAATATATTGTAGATAAGGATAAAAGAACAGTGGTATGTATTCTTACTACTGTTGATGATATTCCTTCCCGCCTTGAAAAATATGGACTTGCAGATGAGGATTATGATGATATTGTGGATACCCGCATTTATAAAGGAATTGCAAAATGTGCGCCTGAAGATACCTGGGATGAAGAATATGGGAGGCGGCTAGCTGAATATAGAGCATCAAGGATGCGTCAGGTTGATGTAAATAATGAGCTGAGAAAATTTATTAGAGGAATTTCTAGATGTATTGATAATCTTTATGATTATGGTCTGATGAAGGATCCTCATTATCCTAAAATGGAATAAAAAAATTGTTGTGATAAATACAGAAGGAAAGAAAAAATGACAATTGATGAGATTGCACTTATTATTTGGATTATCGCAGGGATACTTAACCTTATTGGTGCTGTAATAGATAAGGATCATAAGGTTCCTGTTTTATCTTTTTTTGTTTGCTGGATGTTATTGATAATGAAATTAATGAATGCTGTTGTGGTAAAATAAAATGAAATTAATTAAACATACAATAGATGACGTACCACCGCCATATAAAGAATTATTAATATTAATTAATTGTGAATATGATGGAAATGATTATTTAAATAAATATCCTACTAATTATTTGTGGACAGTTGGCATGTGGGACGAAACAGGTTGGAGCTGTCCATTTGATAATTGGGGATATAAAGTTATTGAGTGGTATGAATTACCTGAACGCCGCAAATCAATAGAAGAAAATGAAAATTTTAATGAATTTGATTTGCGGGAATTGGAAGAATTTTGGGAAAATAAATAAAAATGATTTATAAATTTGCTATCTTGCCGCAGAAATGCGGCAAGTGTAATAAAACAATTTGGTTAGATAAATATATTAGGTTGCCGCGTCTTATAATGATTGATAGTATTCATTATGAAGTTAAAAAAATTCCTTGTTGCCCGCATTGCGCAGAAGAGAGAAAAAAAATTGTATGTCAAGGATGTTTTTATGAAGAGGGCGGCCGCTGTAAAATAAAAGATGATAAATTATGTGAACCGCTTGGGCGGTTAAGGTATACTATGGGGATTGATTAATATGGATAATAATACAATTAAGATTTATGTTGGTAATGAATTTATTGGATTTTTTAAAGTTTTTAATGGTGAAATAAAGATTCCCCGCCAGCAATTTAATGATATTATGGAGGAATTAAATAAGAATGATACCAGGATATATGATTACTAATTTTTGTGGTATAGTATTATTCTCTATTGGTTTTTAGTCAGAAGATTAGTTTTTAATGATTATGGGAAGTTTATTAACATTAGTTGGAATACTTGAAATGTTTTTTGCTAAATAAGGAGAAAAGATGTTTTATAAAGATGAAGAGTGGAAAGCTGCAGAAAATAGTAATGAAGAAAGAAAATATTATTTTGTTGAAAGAGGGAACGGCTGTAAATATGTAAAATTTTATAAACCTGCGGTAGCTGATTTGGTAGGTAAAAGGACTCATTGGAAGATAAGGGAAGTTAAATGATTATTAAGTGTCTTATTTGTTTAATGGTTGGCGCGGCTATTGGTTTTGTAGGCGCCGCAATGATGAGGGCAAATGATGAATAAATTAAAAAAAGTTGTTTGTATTTTATTGTTATGTCTATTTTTAACTGGATGTAGTAATCAAAAGATGGTTACTACTAAAGATTTTTTTCAATCCAGTCCCATATCTATGTTTGTTATAATAGAAAATGGCAATTCTTATAAAGTAGTTTATCATCGAAAAACAAAAGTTATGTATATAATGTCAAAAGGCCCTTATAATTGTGGAAATACTACTGTGATGGTAGGTGCGGATGGACTTCCATTACTTTATGAGGATGATTAAGGAGATTTTTGTGTGAATAAATTAAAAGAAGTCTTTTCTCATAATGAAGCCGCCGCAAAGGAAATTCAAAAAATGTGTGAACAGGCGCTACAAGAATCAATTGAAGAAAAGTATTGTATTGTTTGTAAACACTATTCATATGATCCTTGGGTGCCTGGATATATTGCTTATGAGGGAGATTGTGATTTGGGACATACCGCGTTTTTTAGTGGGCATATGGATGGAGAGAAATGTGCGGATTGGGAGGATGATAATGAATGAAAGACCCGATTGAAAGGCAAGATGCGATAGATGCAGTTAATAATGCTTTTGATAGAGAAACACTTCTTATGGGATTTGTGCGGTTGATAGCGGTAAGAGCAATAAGGGGTGTTCAGTCAGAGATCATCCGCTGTAAAGACTGTGTACATTATTATGGAGAACCTGGGAACCCGAACATTATCTGTTTTCAGATGCACGAGGATGATTTTTGTTCTTATGGAGAAAGGCGGGAAAAATGACAAATATGGAAAGAAATAGAGTTCAAGCCATATGCGAGGTTGCGGGTGTGTCAGATATTAATGACTTATCTGACGGGTTTCATACATTTAGACAGCTTTATTATCAACGCATGATGTTGTTTGCGGCAATTGTGAAACAGAACAAAGATAAAGCATGGAAATCACTTAAACATGAAGATGGGGAACTTTGTTTTGGGGGAGGATGGTTTATTGTCGGAGTTGATACACCAGAAGGAAGCTATACATATCACTATGAGGATAATTATTACAGCTTGTTTGATTGCAAAGAACTTGAGAGAGGAAAACATTGGGATGGGCATACAGAGAAGGATGTAACAAGATTACTTTCCTTACCATCCGTGCAGTCAGAACGAGAAACTGCAACATGGATAATTGATTGCGGGTATCCGCAACATTGTTGGTGTTCAAATTGTAATCATCGTTTTGATTTATTTGATCCAAAGTCCATACATTTTTGTCCGAATTGCGGCAGAGAGATGAAAACATGTGTTTGGAAGTCATTGGATGAGAGGGAGGAAGAATGAAATATGATGATATATGTTACGAATGTAAAGGTTATGGTGATGATTATCATGTTGATGAGAATGGTGACTTAATTTGTAATTGTATTGAATGTCCTTTTTTTGAATATGATCCAGAGGATGATTAAATGTATTGGAAAGAATATGATAATGGCAATCGCGCATATTTGCTTAAAACTGAAATGGAAAAAGTTGCATACATAGAAAAGAAAGATTTTACTTGGCATTGTAAAATATATTTAAAGCCACCATTTGAAGAAGAATTTGAGTATTTTGGTATGGATTCCATTGAAGAGGTTGAGTGGCAGCTAACACTTTATATTAACCAAAAATGTACTACCGCTGTAAACGAACTATGTAAAATTAGAAGTGATTTGCCAAGTATACATGAATTATGGCGGCGAGTGGATAACAATGAGAGCTTTAGTCCAGAATATGTAGCGCAAATTAATTTAGATATTTAAAAAAGAAAGTAAATAAAATATGGAAAAAATAATTAAAGGACGCTTTAAGAATAATGGAGAATATAAAGAAAATGATAAATATACTCCTATTTTAAATAATGATGCGATTGTGGGTTTTATTGAATCGGTAGAAAAAGAAAATGTAAATATTATATTATGGGAAAGATATATTTCTAAAGAATATAAATATGGTGAATCAGAAAAAGCTCTTTGTTCAATTTTTTTTCGTTAAATCGCTTTTTCGTTTTAAAATATGATTTGGAGAGGGAAATTTTCTCGTGTTTTCGTTTTGAAATGTAACTTGGAGAGGGAAATGTGGAGACCAAACCCATTTCAAAATTTTAAAAAATTTTTTTCCCGAAATTATCCCCCCATTATTACAAAACAAGTACGTTAGCTACCTTAAGAAAATTTTCAAGGACCTCGACGTAGATACACGGGGGAGGGCCTAATAAAAAATAATCAATAGCCGCATAAATAAAATAAACTTTCATTTCAATTAAGATGACAAAAAAGAATTCGATTTCTTTCTGTCATCTTTTTCTTTTGATTTGATTCAGAAATGAATTCTAATCTCATTTCATTTTCGTTTCTCGCAGGGCCGTGAAGGATTGCAGCTTGGTCGAGGCCAGCTTGTTTAAACAAGTTCAGGTTTTTCTCGGCGCGATTTGTTAAAAATTTAACGAGGTCCTTTTTCCCGCAACCCCAACGCTAATTGTCGGAATCATTAAGTTGGTCTTTTAGCACGGCGCTTGTTAAAAAATTAACAAAGTCCGGTCGAACGAACGTTCGACCGCTAATTGATGAAGTCACTCATTTCGTTTGTTAAGAAAATAACAATTTAAATTTGATACAATCAAATCTGATTGTTAAAAAAATAACAATTTAATCGACAGTTAGTTTAATGAAACTAAAGTTAGGCAAGACTAACTCAAGTTAGACAGACAGGACAAGAGTAAGTGAAGACCAACACAAACACAACAACAACACAATACAATGATAATAATAACAATGATAAACATAATAATAAACAATAGTAACATACTAACTAATGCAATAGTAAGGACATCGTTTGTTAATTAACTAACGAAGTATCTCTGGCATCGTTAATTAATTAACTAACGATGTTATTAAGTAAGTTATTGAGGCAGAAAAATTTGCACAAAAAGTGCCGGAAAATAATGGCGGCTTTTGTTGAATATTTTTTTGAAAAAATTTAAAATAATCGTTGACAAAATCCGGAAGCTGTATTATAATCTAATCATGAAAGAGAGATAAACAAAACAAAATGCCACTTAAGAAAAGGAGATAAAAAAATGAAGGTTTACATCGTAATCGCAAGGAGAAAAGTCCAGGTTGTCACCACTAACAAGGAAAAAGCTGAAGCGGTTGCTAAAGATTGGAACAAATACTTCAACATGGTAGGCGAATATGATACCGCAACTGTTACCGAAAAAGAGGTTGAGGATTGAAAAATCCTCAACCTAAATAAAAAAAAGAATTAAAAAAGGATTGACAATCTTTCAATCTTTTAGTATAATACAAGAGTAGAACAAACCAAACAATACCATACAAGAAAGGAACAAAAGCTATGCTGAAAGGAATCCTCATTACCGCACTTATTGCATCTCTTACAGGAGTCAACACAAAAGCTGTCAGGGTTTATCCGTTAACTGCAATCTGTACAGAAGTGAATCAGAACAAGAATACAGTGACTTTTACTGATTTTAATGGGGAAGATTGGAAGATAAAAGAATGTGAATGTTGGGAAAAAGGTGATGTTGTAGCCATGTTAATCAGTGACAATGCAACTCCGAACAATGTTCATGATGATGTTATTATTGATATTTATTATCAGGGAAGATAAATAAATAAAAAAATGTAAAAAAGAGGTTGACAAGCGTCAACCTCTTTGCTATAATTAAATCATCAAAGAAAGATACACAAAAGGAGATAAAGAAATGAAAAAGCTTACAAAAAACCTTGCTAAAGAACTCCTTAAGGATAATAACTACATGGAAGCACTTGCATACTTCGCAGAAAGATATTCCAAATTTAAGACAGAAGAAGCGGCAGATGCAAAAAGAGAAGAAGATTATGATAAACTGATCAATTGGGCTTACGACTTTGAAGAAGAAGATTTTGATAATGACTATTCCGGCAACGCATTAGCTATTGATTCTGCAATGTACATTGCAATAACAGATAATTATAATGATTAAAAAGAGCTGAAAAAGCTCTTTTTTTATTGCTTTATGGATTCTAGATTCAATCGCTGCGGGATTGTTTGTTAATTAACTAACGAGCGCGGTCGGGGCTGGCCGAAAAATTTTACCACACCTGAGCCGCACTTGTCAATACTCAAAATTGCATAAAATAAGCAATTATTTAGCTTCCCATTTTGTGCAACATTTTTTACTTAATCCGGACAAAAAACGCTTGACAATTAGTTTAGTATCCATTATAATACAGATAGAAACAAACAAGAAATACCACTAAGGGGGATAAAAAAATGATCGAACGTTTTGAAGAAATCTTTGAAGAAGTAATGGAAGAAAAGAATATGGAATGGTGGGAACTGTATGATTCTTCTGATTTCGATGAAGTTGAGAATCGGATCGTCGAAGAATTTGGGAAAGATGTTTTAGATTCTGATGAATATTGCAACTGGACTAACGAAATGACAATGGATTTATAAAAAAAATAAAAAATAAGGGTTGACAAAAACTTCAACCCCTATTATAATACTTATAGAAACAAACAAGAAACACCACAAAAGGAGACCGGAAAATGAATAAAGAAATCAGAAAAATCAATCTTGACTACACTTTCGATACTACCCACAAAGGTGCAAACTACACTTTTGATCATAAAAAATGGATGAATACAGGAGAGTTTGCGGAAGTCATTACTAAAGCGGTTTTAGGTTATGAAGCAAAAAAGGACGCCAATACCCGTTATGATGAAGCAAGCGACATTGAAGAAATCAACGCAAGTGTAAAATCCAGTCGCTTCACCCTTGTGAATATGAAGCTTGCGGAAACATTTGAAGAAACTATTACAAAATATTTTGAAACTGTACATTCTAACATTTGGATTTATACAGTAACAATGGAACAGGAAGCAACACTTTACTACATGAATAAAGAAGAATTTAACGAATTTCTTCACACTTTCTGCTTCTTCAATGAAAGATTTAATGTAAGATGCAGAGCAACAAGCGGAAAAATGATAGCATGGTTTGAAAATAAGCTGAACTGATCAGCTTATTTTTTTTGAAAAATTTTTAAAAAACCCCTTGACAAATAATTCGGCATCCCTTATAATACAGATAGAAACAAACAAGAAAGCACTCAAAAAGGAGATAAAAAATGTTTTATTTAACTTATGATTTAGGAATGTATGATGATGAAACGGTTTGTGAAGAATTTGAAACTGTTGAAGAATTATTAGAAAGATATGAAGAAATAAAATATGAAGTATGTGAAATAAAAGCATGGGAAGAAGATAAAAAAATTGCTCCATGGTCAAAATATTATAAAAAATAATAAAAATAGGGGTTGACAAAACCTCAACCCCTATGCTATAATTAAATCATCAAAAGAGAGGAGATAAAAAAAATGTCAAGAGCAGAAATCAGAATGGAACAGGAAAGAGAGCAGATGCTCAATGAACTGATCACTAAATACGGATTTGAAAGTGAACCGACTCTCTACTTTGCAAAGTACGCATGGAAAGA